ATTAATGCGTTCGTTATTGCTTTCTGACCTTCAATATCATTTTTGAGCTGTTCTTTTTCCATGATCAATTTCCTTTCAGAATGTTTTCTATACCTTTCAACCAGTCGTCCATATGGTTTTTTCTGGCAGTCTCAAACCATTGTGGTGTTGCCTCAACAAGTCCATATTTCAAGTTTTTATCTGTTAAAATTTTAGTTTCTCCCTCCATAGCCCATGGACTTTTGCTTATCTCACCGATCATGACTTTTCCACCATATAAGAACCTTCCCATCGGCGGAGCACCAGCACATACTTTTCCAGTTCCCTGCAACGCCGCACTTCTTGCCTTTGTCATTTGTATAAAGTTACCTGTTTGTATTGGCATATACGGTTCCATATCATTCATGATCTGACCATCTAACCAATATTGGGCTTTTTGGAGTTTTTCACCATATTGTTTCAAATTCAGCTTGACCTTAACATTTCCTTTAACGATACTGTAATCTTCAAAATGCTGCGTTTTAAACCCTTTTGCCATTACCTGCCTCCAATCTCCAAATGCGGGATTGTCTTATATAAATCTGCTTTATTTACAAGGAATAAATCATCATAACGATCACTCATATAGCTTAAGAACCCATCTTCATAGTCAGCATCCATGATTGCAACTTCCTGATACTCGCCCTGAATAAAAAAATCTATTCCCTCCTGAAACGTGAAAGCCTGATTTTTCTCGGTATAAGCGTTCCACGACTTTGGTTTTAAATACTCTCTTTTTTCTTCTGGTGATGTTTCAACAAGCATCTTTTCATTACTATTTTCATATTTTATGAATACTTTGGCAGAATCCGCATTTTCCAATCCTGTTGTACTTCTATTCCGCCCGGCAGTAATCTGTAAATCAACTCCGCGGATCACGGTTGGATACCATGTAATTTGCTTTTTTACCTTCTGCTGATTGAATACTGTGATTGTATCTGTATACATGACTCTCCTTTTAAAAAAGACCAATTTCAAATCTGTAGATCATCCATTGGTCTTTGCTTTTTACTCATATCCTCTGTAAAACAGATTTGGGCTTACATTCTGTAAATACTCTTCGGCTGCTGCCAAAAGATACATATTCTGCTTCTCCTGGCTTGTGAGGATAGCATCTAATTTATTTTTTCCTACCTCAAAGCTAATGCTTTCACTTCCTGCCGAATGTGACTTGATCACTTTTCCTGCGTCATATTCTGCTGTACGTTTTTCAATAGCCCGCATTTCATCAGCCAATCTACACACAGCTTTCTGTATCTGCTCTCTGGCAAATTCTTCAAGCTGTGCGTATCCGATCTTCCTGATGTTTCCGGAGGTAAGAAAATCAAGCTTATCGCTGGCTTTCTCATTCCATTTTGGAAACTCTGTCTCACTTACACTTTCACCAAAATATTTCTGCCTGTAAAAGTCGTATGATGTGTATCCCATATTTAGCCCTTGATCTTTCCAATCATCTCTTCATCAAGTTCCTTGATTCCGTAGATAATATCAAACGAAATTGTATCCTGCTTATGTTTTGTGTCATAATCGATTACAACCCTCACACCAAGACCATTGGCAGATGCAATATATGCTTTTGATGCACCCATAGGAAGTGAAAGATTTCTTGTTACCAGAGCAATTCCGTTTCTGTGAAATGCCAGTGAATTTGGCTCTTTGATCAATAATGCATCCACTGCTGTGAAATCTGCGTGCAGTGGCTGGTCAATCTTTACA